TGCCGGTAATGGAGCGGTTACCCAGCAGCGAGAAACCGCCGAGGATGGTGCGGGCGTAGTAGCTCACGCCGTAGCGGTTAAGAAGGTCGCCTTCGGTGGAGGTGTCCAGGATGTTGTACTCAACCACGCGGGAAACGTCTTCGGCGAAGGTCACCTGATTGCCCGGGCTTTCCCACTGCTTGACCTTGGCCAGTGCAGCGATGGCCAGGGACGACGGGGCCAGGAACACATTTTTCTTCGCGGCCTTGGAGTACACCGACGGCATGTTGTGCACCAGCAAGCAACGGTCGAAACCGAGGTCGGCACCGCCCAGTTCGCCGCTGTAGGTCACCTGGTCGGCGACGGTTGCGTCCTTGCCATCCAGCACCACACGGGCCTTGATGCGTTTGCCGAAGGAGGCGAATTCGCCGGCCACGGCTTTGGTGCCGGTGAATCCCGGGGCGCCGATGATGGTCAGGTCTTCGGGGACGCTGGCCAGGGCGGCGAGGCCCAGTTTGCGGCCGGTGACCGGCTCTTCACCGCCGATTACGTTATTGAGGGTGTCGGCCGGGGTGGTGCCCTCGTCGACGATCACCACGTAGACCGGCACCTTGACCACTTTGAGGATCTGGTACACGGCGTGGAACAGCGTGCCGGTTTCAGCGCCGGTAGGGTCCAGCAGCGCCTGGGTGGTGAAGCTGTTGATGCGGAACGGGGCGTTTTTCGGGATCGACGCATGGGCGTTGGGAGCAGTGCCCACCAGGCCGATGACGTTATCGCCCAGGCCACCCATGGCCTCGGGGGATTCGGTGGCATTCACGGTGATGCCGTTGTGCTCGAAGTTCAAAACCTCAGCCATGATCAGTCAGCCTTCTTCGGGGTGGAGTTGAGGACGCTGGTGAGTTCCAGGCGGCCAGCGGTGCGCAGGGCGGATGCTTCGACGTCCAGCAGTTCCAGTTCCTCGCCGGCGGTAGACCAGTGGCCGTTGCCGGTGGGGAATGGAATGAGGACGGTGTAGGTTTGGCGGTTAAACATGAGTGGAATTCTCCGGGTGAAAAACGCCAAAGCCCCTGCGAGAGGGGCTTTGTGCGGGCAAAAAAAACCGCTTTCGCGGTGGGTTACTTCAGAAACTCAGGTTTAGGGGGCCATACGACGGCATCAGGATCGCTCCCTTGATCAGGAATATCTCGCAGCCCCTGGCGGTAGGTCACGAATGTCGCTTTATTTTTATCCAACATTGGATAGTCGGGCATAGCCGCATAATCACTTGCGGATAGATCCTGATCACGAGCGCTACGAATTACTTGCCACTTAATAAGAGGATGAAGTTCAGCAGGCACAAAAATTGGTTTCATAATTTCTCCTTAGCTCAAAGCCAACATAGTTCCCCAGTCGCCGGGACTGGTAACCACACCGGTGCACGCACCTGCCAACATCACTTCGACAATACCGGAAGCGGAAGTGCGCATTGGATGAAGGTGATAATAGGCGCCAAACAGTTCAGTGGGGGCGACAACCGTCGAACACCAGCGCCACTTACCCTTTTCTGCCCCTACACTCCATGCACCGGAAATTGACCCCTCCAAGACACGGACAAAAGCGCCCAATGTGATATAGGAATTTAGTGGCACCGCGCCTGTGCCATTAGCAAGCGCCGTGTCAACCGTATAAGGAAAAGCGAGCCAGGGACTGACGTCTGCGGTTGCCCATTTCAACTGCCAAACGTTTACAATAGTTCGCCAATATTCACTGGCCCTGATATCAAAGCCCGGAAACTGCTCACGCACGTCTGCTTGAACTTGAAGCATGAAATCCACATCAGCCTGCGGACGGCCAGTGGCTTGAGAAACGGTGGTGATTGAACGAAGCTTATTGCACGTAACCTCCCCATGAATCCCCCAATTATCGATCAACTTTCCGTCAGCACTGGGATACAAATTGAAATTTTTAGTCACCGCAAGCCTTGGCAAGCGGCTTTTAAGATCCAGCAATTGTGCATCATAGGCGCGCCGAGCTTCTGCAATCGCTTTATCAATTTCCCCGACCTTGCCAGTAACTACGTTGGTAAGACTATTCGCTGCGTTGACGACTGCAGCAAGTTGCTGTTCTGTACTCAAAATACGATCTCCTTATCTTCTTTGATCACTTAGTAAAACCTCACTGGTCAAAACCAAATAAACCTTACATCTAAAAAGCGCTATCTTTACTCTCAAGTTGCATCACACGAAGCAAGAGCCCGACCCCCCTGGCCATATTATCGACACTGGCAGCGGCCAATGTCGCCAGCTCATCGACCAACAACACATTCAGATTTTCACTCCCCACCACAATCGTCACGCTGTCCGCCGGCAACGGCGAAATATCCAACGTGAACTTCTGCAGCACCCGAGCCGCCGCCGCTTTATACGTCAGCAACTTCCCTGCCACGGAATACACCGCCAACAAGGTTCCACTGGCGAGGTAAAAACCGAACTCGCCTATCTCATACTCAGCCTCGCCATCAAACAGCGCCGCCATCCTGAGTTGTCGGTCGCCCAAGTCCTCGTAGTCCACAATGGCGACCCGTTGGCGCTCGTCACGCAGGGCCACTTCGGTGCCGTCGGGGTTGTAGCGGCCAGTACCGGCGCCAATGTGGGTGATCTCGCCTTTCAAGCCCTGGTTCTTTGCCTGCAGCACTTCATCCAATCCCTTGGAGGTGAAGCGCACCAGGCGTGTAATTTCATCTGTCATGGCTGCGCCCTGAGGTCGTAGTCGTTAATGGTGTAGTGCCGGGCTACCCCGGCACTGTTAAGCCGGGCCGCCAGCCCGAATTCAGGCAGTACGCCGCACAGCTGCAACTCGCCATCGCTGAGTGGTGTGTGCGCCACGCTGCTACAAGCAAGTACCCCGTGCAGCTTCACCTCGGGTAATGCCCCGGGCTGGCTCTCATCGCCGATGCTCAACCCTGGATCAGCGGCTGCGGCAACACGTAAGCCCTGGGAGGTCTCGTGCACGATGGTGATGCTGGCCAGGTCCCGCTCACTCTTGGCCGCGTTGATGCGGCGGATCAAACGGTTGTGATCGCCACTGGACCAACTGCGACCGATGATTGCCTGCACATCAAAGGTGTAAGGCAGACCAGTTGGCCGCTGTTGATACCAGGCGCTGATATTGGGGGTGAACCCCAGCGATTCGACCGCATAGCTCAGCGCCTTGGGCGTACCGGCCTGACGTTGGATCTGCCAGGACAAGGCCACAGTGAGGCGCTTCTCCGACTCGCTGGCAGCGGCGTCCCATTCACTGACGCCGCGATCAGCGGCCAGGTAGGGAAGGAACTCAACCGGCGTTTGCAGCGGGCTCATCAAGGCGGGAAAGGGTGGTGTGACTCGGTCGAGTAACTGTCCAAAACCCAAGTCCAGTGCCTTCTCCAACGGCGAACTGTTGGCGGGGAGCAAGCTGCCTTTTGGCTCGTTCATAGCGTGCGCACCTCCACCTCGACACCCATGCAATACGGGGCCTGGAATGCCGTGGTGACGATCGGCTCCCGCGGCTCAAGAATTTGCAGTTGCGCAGCGCCCGCCGAGTGGATGGCGTAGTCGATCCAGCTCGGGTCCACCCGCCCTTCCAGGCGATGACAAGATTCTGCATAGTCTTGCAGCAGTTTCTGGGCGGCGACTTGAGTGAGCCCGGAATCCGGGCCAGCGTTGATCTTCGCCACCACGCGGATTTTGTAACGCAGGATCTGAGCCGCCTGCACCGTGACGAGATCCGTTTCCGGTCGCACATCAGGCCGGGCGAAATGCCGGCGTATACCGTCGAGTAGATCCGCAGAGGGTGTGCCATCCCCGTCTCGGGACAGGACCGTGACCATCACTTCACCAGGCGCGGTGCGACGGCCGTTGCCATCCTTGACCCGCGCCGCGTAGCCGTCCGGGTCGAAGGTATAAGTGACCGTCACCACACCCGGCGTAGCACTTTGCACTTTCACTGATGGACGTTCACCGAGGGTGAAAACCTCCCGGCGATACTGCATGCGCGAGCCTGCTGCGGGAGCGTGTGGCGCCAGGTAGTAACGCAGGCGGGCGTCGTCGTCGCTTTCCAGCGTCGGCGGCACCGGCGGGAAAGCCGCCGGGTCACCAGGGTCGAGCACCTGACGCTCCAGGCCCATGTCCGCCAGGCGCGCATCGAGGTTGCTGCCAGTGGCCCACCACGCCAGCATCTGCTTGATGCGAGCGTTGTATTTACGCTCGTGGGTTTGCAGGCGAACGCAGAAAGCTTCCAATGCCAGCGTCAGCAGTTCGCTTTCGTTCTCCAGGCTGACCTTCAGTTTCGCGGCATTTTCCGGCGCACGAGTGGCGACGTAATCAACGACAAACGCCTTGAACTCCGCCAACAGTGGCTCGAATTCATCGACGGCAATGATCGTGGGCTCAGCCAACTGGTTCTGGCCGGGTATCAGCATGCTCATGTCACCACCTCGAAGGTTTGTTTGCGGTTTTTCCAGGTGCCGGCGAAGCGCAGCAACAGGCCGGCGCCCTGGCGGTTGGCGACGATGACTTGCGGTTCGAAGTCGGCGATGCCGTTCTGCGGGTTGTAGAACGCCTGGGCGGCATGGCTCTGGGCGAGAATCAGCAGGTCATCGCCGAGGTTTTGCCCGAGCAGCTGCGGGATCATCGAGCCGTACAGCGGACGCTTCTGGCGAGTGCCCAAGGGCGTCGTCAGCGCTCGGGTGGCGCGCTGGACGAATTGCAGCCAGTCATCGACCGCCGCCCCGGTGTTTCTATCGATTCCGATCATGGGATGTCCTTATCAGGGGCTGATGAGTCGACCTTGGTGATCCACCACCGGGCCGCTGAAGTGCGCACCGCCGGCGTCCAGCAACAGGCTTGTACCGCCAACTTGCAGCGTGATGCCCTCGGCGCTCATCGTCAGGCTGGCGGCGCCGACCTTGACGTCGACCTGCTCGCGGGAACCGATGAACATGGTGGGGCCATTGACCCAGTTGAAGGTGTGGCTGGCGTCGTCGTAGTCGCTTTGGGTGCCGTCCTGATGGCGCCGCCGGGTCAGCGTCGGAACGCTGGAGACCGGCGGAAAACGGTCGCTGTTCAAGCCGAACAAGGCCACCGATTGCGCCCCGCCCTCGCCGCCGCCGTAGTTGAGCAGCACGCATTGCTCGCCCACCGAAGGGATGCGGGTTTCGGTCTGTGCACCGGCGCTGGGGTTGAAAAAACGGATCGCCGGGGTGAGCAAGTCGCCGTGGCTGACCTTACAGGTGTTGCTGGCGGCATCGACCTCCTGGCACACGCCGATGCGGCAGAAACTTTCGGCGCGTCGATAGAGGTCTTCGAGCTGGGCTTCCATTTCAGCCAGGCGCTCGATAATTGGCCCCAGTTGCATGCGTAACAGCGCGTCAAACATGGGTTACTCCGCCAGTGGTTTGTATTGGTCGGGGTCGTCGATGTTCGAGACTTCCCAGGTGCAGGCGAACAGCGGTTTGCCTGTGGGGTCGTTGAGCAACGGCGGTCCGATATAGAGGGTTTGGGTGAAGGTGACGGTCCAGGTGTCGTAGTCCGTTTCGGCGGGAGTGCGTATTGAGGGCGCGGCGACGATGTTGGTCGGCAGGTCGCACTGCGCCTGCGGCAGGTTCCAGCGGTTGTCCAGCACCAGGTCCATCAGTCGACTGGCCAGGTCACAGGCATCAAAGGGCAATGCACCCGGAGCGACCATGGCCTTGAGTGAAATCCCCAGGGCATGGGCCTTGCGCCCTTCACGGGAGCGGATGCCCGGGCCATTGCCTTCAACCGTGATCAATACGCCGGTGTTATCCCCGGCGCCCTGAAAATCCTGGTGATTGCCGACCTTCAGGTCCGGAAAGGCAATATGCAGCGCCTCGCTGATGGCTTGAGGGAGTTGGGAAGGTTTTTCGATGAGGGTCATTTAAGTAGCGTCCTTGCAACGGTTACTGCGGGTCCTGACGGGTGCCTTCGTTGACGCCAATCCGCTTGGCGGCCCACCGTTCATAAAGGCCGATGGCCACGTCTGCACCGGCCATGGCGGTCAGGCAACCAATGGCGCCGGCCGTCCAGATCGACATCCCGGCGGCGTAGCACAGCATCAGGGCGGATACCCCGCACACCATGCAGGCCCCGGAACGCAGGGCCAGGCGCCGCACCAGCGACCAACCGCGGGCGCCCTCCTTGTCGGCGCGCCACATTTCTCCGGATACACCGCCGATCAGGGCCAGTGCGATCACCAACCAGATAGGCATTTCCGCTAACGCTTGCTGCTCGTTTGTCATGTCACGCCTCCTGGCTGAGCATTACCGGCGCAGTGCCGGGTGTTGGGTAATTCCATTTATAGGTAGGCATTCCAAAAAGCCCGGTTGCCCGGGCTTTTCAGTAATGATTTCCTCGAACTTTCGGCGCTACTGGCGCGGTACGGTTCTTTCCTCAATGTTTTTCCGACCACGATCCCTGTCTGCCGGATAACT